CATATATTTTTCTCTCTTTTCTGGCTTTGGTTTTATATAGCCTTCGTTTTTTCTTTTTGCTCTCCATTTTTGCTTGTATTCGTTAATTTTTTCTCTGTTTTTATTAACGTAATTTCTAGATCTTTCATTATTGCAAATTTTACATTTGAATAAGTGTGGATTATCTGATCTTATCCATATATCTTTTTGTTGTAATTCCCCGTGTTTTTTACACGTTTTAACTTCTTCAGTCATGATAACCAAAAAAACATAGTATTTTCTTGATCATAACTTCCAAGGCCTTTTATATACTGAACCATCATCCTTTGGTATTTCGCATTTGTTTAACAGTATTTCGTCACGTTCAAGTTTTTTGATAAACATCATGAAATTATGATCTCTGTGTTTCTTCTTTTCTTTCTTTGGTAATTTTATATATTGTCTGTTATTCATTGTTAACTCTTATAGTTTGATAGTTTATTTTTCACAAGAAATGCTCCAATTCCTTTTATCCATCATTTCATGCATTTTGTCATATGTTTCTTTTGGTATATTACAAACTCTTAAACAACAATCATCTTCTTTACATTCTCTATCTGGTAGTTGAGTGCAGTGTGTTTGGTTAGTCACTAGAGGCTTCATTCCTAATTTCTCCACCATCATATGTAAATACATTAGTTACCTTAAAATGAGAAGCTTGTATCTTTATTTTGATAGAATTATCTGAATGATATTCAATAATTAAATTAGCTTGGTCTATATCATATTGTTCGCACACTTTTTTGCATTCTTCTTCTAATATATCAGCATGTTTTCTAGCTAATTCTAAACATTTTTGTTCTATTAATTTCATCATGAATTAATCATTTCCATAAACTTTTCTAGTATGTGACGTGGAAAAAGCATTGCAGAATTATCCTCATTTTGAGGGATATTACACTCTAAGATTATATTTTCATTTCCTCTATAGGTTAGAGTTTTAGTCCTGACATCATCAGTTATGGTTAACTTATATTCTGTTATGTTCATCATTAAACTACAGCCGATATTGTATCTATATCAGTTTCACTTTCAGCAGCATCTTTATACCATTTGTCTGTAGCGCTGAATTCTCCTAACTTCATCACGCGGCGGATATCTTTGCGTAAGGATTCGTCATATATACCAAATAGTTTTATACAGTCTGGTTCTAATGCTATTTTATTCCCTTCCAGCGTCTCTAACCAGATATGATAACCATCAAACCAGGCATAAACACCATCAGATAAATATTGTTTTTCTTCCCACTTTGCTTTGAATTCTTCGTTTGTCATTATAAATCCTCTGATGGTTTTAGTTGGGATATATCCGCCCAGTGGGTTATTTTTTTCCCTAATAGTTTCCAATTTTCAGTAATAAAACATTCATTAAAATGTCCTAACGCTAAATCTTCATTGAATATCTTAAATAGCAATTTTGTATTCTTAGGTGGTATTTTTTTATCCTTTACACTAACCCACTCAATCACTCTGCTATTACGTCTATCTGTTGCTCGGTGCGTGGTGTCTAGTTTGTATGTTTCGTCGTTATCGCTCATCTCATTCACCTAATAAACCTCTAACCTGTGACGTGCTTGCCGTATTTATACGGTCGTCATTTATCTAGCTAGAATGCTCCGCGAGAGCAGAGCTAGCCACTAATGTTGGCTTTACAGGCCATCTATATGTCATAAAAGAATGTGCGCATATTGGTTCGTGGTGTGTCATTCTTTATCCTTATCCACCTTGTTTGTATAATTCAGCTTCTTCATGCAAATCTTGTTTTATTTGTTCTATTAATTCCAAGCAATTCATTGTCGCTAGCTCATCGCTTTCGTAATTATCTAGAAGATTTATTGCTAATATTAAAAAACTATCGAAGCCATCCCAAAAAATACCGCGCAAAGTTTTCATGACATCTTCACTAATAATTGCTTCATCATTACTCATTCACTTTCCCTCGCTGGATATCTCATTGCTCAATCGTATGTTTTTTATCTGCGGTGTTTCTTGGTAGTCAAACTTCCAACCCTGGCATCTAGCAAGATAAAGTAAATCAACTACTGCGCGTTCAAGATAATCAATTCTCGCTAAAAATTCTTCTGTTAATTCAATTCTCATTCACTTTTTCCTTAATTCCTAGAAACTCTTCTGCTTTTTCTAATTCCTTTAAATCTTTTGGTCTTGTAGCTAAATCATATCTTAGTATATCAATATAATTTTCGGGATATGGTTCATTCCATTTTTTATCCTTCATTCACTTTCTCCGGCGGGTTTGGAACGAATTGTACTTGTAAGCCTAATGGATAGGAAAAAACGTATAACCAGCCGCTCTCAACTTTAAACTTACTTATTTTTAATCCTGTACTTTCTTCTTCACGGATAACTTCATAACTATGTAACTCACTCATTTATCACCTATTTTTGAAGTTGTTTTATCAGGAAAATCGTAGTGGTTAGCCCCACAACCAGAGCAATAAAACCATTCTGGTGCTTGGCCATTTCTACCAATTAAACATTTTTTAATATTCTTTAAGTTTTCCATTAATCCAAACACTGAACTGATAGACTCATTTCTTTTGGTATTTTTAGATATTTTCATCCACCACCTTTACTAATACTCGCTGTTAAAAACAACCCGCATTTCTTACATGTTATTTTTAAATTCATATCAGACTTATTGAACTCTAACTCATGGTGACAATTTGGATCGATACCAACTATTGTTTCAAATAACTTTTTTGCCAATTTTATATCATCATAAACTACATCTTTCATTCATCACCTTTTTTAAAGCACTCTGTCAAAGTATATCTTTCACAACATCTTTTACAGTAAAAAAATGTAACAACTTTCTTTGATATTTTTACACCTTTATAATCCCATTCATCAATTGAATTACCTTCGGACGTTTGAAGATATTTAAAATATTTATGCCCTAATAAAAAGCAAATTAACTTCATTCATTCACCTCATTGGCGCAATTAACTTTCAGTTGGTGCATTTTGTCTTCTATAGACAAAGTCTAAAGCGGATTGTTCTGTTTCCGTAACCTCAACCTCTGGAAAAGCCATGATTCTATACCTCAACTTTATTAAGTGAATCTTCATGTCGTTAGTTAATCCTTCATCTAATAAAATATGCGAAATTCGATTAACAAAAATAGATTCTGGAATGCTTGCATCTTCAATAGGTCTGATATTCCATTTCTTTTGAACTTCATCTAAATCATCAAACCAATATGTGAATTTTAGGCAATAAGCTATACATTTCGAATTTTCACACCCAAACGTATAATATTCTTCATCGTCATTTAGTTCTGCTCCACCCTCGCAAAATGGACATGCTTTTAATTCTTCACTCATCTCAACCTCGAATTCGACACCTTTAAATTAACCGTAACCTTCACCGTAACCGTAACCGGAACCGTAACCGTAACCGTCACCGTAACCGTAACCGTCACCGTAACCGTAACCGTCACCGTAACCGTCACCGTAACCAGAACCGTAACCAGAACCGTCACCGTCACCAGAACCAGAACCAGAACCGTCAGCTATTATTTGTTTTCCCATATTTTTATACCTTTAATAATTTTTTTAGCTTTGTCAGTAACATCCAAAATCTCTACAACTTCTAATAACTCAACTCTGTCAACCTCACATGGAAACATGCAGTTATCAGGATCTTTTACGCCTTCCATGCATAATTGAGATAATGAAGCAGCGCCAGACCATTTCCACAATCTTCTGGCATTATGAAATACAACTTCTCTGCCATTACGCGATTGTAATTCGCCCGCAAAAACACCCGCAGTGTAAGTCCTAGCTATTACGTATCTTCCATCTTCTTTTGTTTTCAAAGATCCCATTACAGGATGGTCTTGTAATAAATTAACAAGCTCGATTACATCTTTTAACTTCATATCTTATAGCATTACTTTCTCCTATTAAGTTTTTCTTAATAACTCAATTTGGTGGGCTTTTAGGTCGCCACTTAGCGTACGTCTAAGTTTTTATGGCGACCAATTTGGCATAGCTTCCTTTGGCATTCTTACGAACCCAAAATAGTGTTACCCGCCTGTTGCTCTTCAACATTACCGCTCGGTAACAAATGGCACACAAATGTACAATAACACTCGTAATGTTACCGTACGGTAATAATTATTTTTGACAGTTGGTGAGATTCGAACTCACTACCCCTTTGCGCGGATACACGCGCATACCTGGGGCTTTAACCTAACTAATTAGTGTATCTACTCAGTGCATTTCGCCAATCAATGCCGCAACCGCCATTTCTTCGTCACGAAGAACTCTTTAACCAATCTCATCTAAAAATGAATTATCACTTGTTTCTGTACGCCACATGGTTATCCACTCTTTGTGATACTTAATATGTACTTCTTTTTGTTCTGCCAATGCTTTATCTACTAGAGGGATATCATTTTTATTCTCAACAGTGAAGTGGAATGATTGTCCCATCACACCGCTTGCACCACTCAGTCCACCGCGTATCATTTCACACTCATAAGTTTTGATAAACGCACCTTCACTAGCACACTTAACAATAACGCCAACCTTTTCACCGTTCGCTCTTTCCCAACAGCCAGTTAGGCAGGTGGAAATAGCTAATAGTAGTAATACCTTTTTCATTTTATATCCTTAAAATGGAATATCATCGTTGAATTTATCTACTGCATTTAACGGCATAGATGATGCAGGTTTAACATTTACATCAACCACATAATCATCGATACAATTCTTATCTGGGTAGCAACTTCCTAGCGGTCTATCGCCTAGTTTATCAAAAGGTATTTCCTGGCCTTTTTGTATGCCAACCATAACATCTACACACTTTTCCTCAACCATGTATGGCTGAAATGTTTTATTTTCATATTCTTTCAACAAACCACAAGCCTCCATACTATGGATGACTTTCCACATCATCTTTTTAGAGAACACCCAATAATCTTTTACTTGATGAATATCGCCGCTGTTATCGTAAACCTCTAATATAACCTCCATCATTGGGTTTCCACTCTTTGATGTTTTTGATTCTTGCTTTTTTATAACAGCCTTATATCTTCCTTTCTCCATCAAAGAATATCTGGCTATTTCTGCTTGGTCTTTTGTCATCACTGTATAATCAAACATTAGCTGGCTTCCTTTTCATTAAGACGGTTTAACATCAAATTAATTAATTCCTGCATATCTTTTTCTGATAGTTGATCAACAGATGATGCTCGACAAGATGCAATCTTTTTGTTTAACCACTCCTCAGGCACAGACAATACTTTTATTAATCGTCTGGCTTCCTCTAACTGTTCCTTTGTTGCTAATGTTTCTGCTATGGATTCTTTGGTAAATACTTGCTTGCCCAATTTGTCGCAAAGTATCTCATAACCGTTGTTAAAATCAATGAATTCATTGCGTTGAAGCTGAGTATATCTAGACTTTTCTATGAATGCTTTTACATCATTACCAATTAACTTTAGATTGATAACACTACCAAGCGCATACTCTATTTTGTCATTCACATCTGACATTTTACCCAGCTCTTTACCATCAGTATATTTTGTTTTTTCATGTGCAGTTACGATCACGTTCATATCAAGACGGCTTAACAACATACCAAGCTCAAATACTTGTCGTTTAGCTTTAGCCATATTTGCGCCAAACTCTGTACCCTCTGAATCTATCTTAGATTTCTTTGCCAGACGTTCAGCTTCAAAGTTTGATAACAAGTGAAAGGGGAAGGTAATAGAATCTATCACTAATGTTTTGTAATCATGCTTAGTGGACAACAATGTTTTAACTTCCGCGATAATCTCTGATAGTTCGTTGATACGTGCAAGATCGCTATTGTTTTTAATAAGCATGTCTACAAAATGGGGATGGCAACTAAGCCCTTCGCTGTCTATGAAGTAAGTATTTGGAAAGGAGCAGCATAAATGCGTTTTACCCACACCTCTGTTAGCATACACAACAGCTTTGAATCTTGTTTCTTTTACAATTGGTTTTCTAGCCTTTAACGCCATGTGACACCTCTTTAATTAATTATCTTGTTTGTCTAGTGACAATCTCTAAAGCAATCTGGGTGACAATAATAATCGCCGCAATTTAACTGTAACGACTCAACAATCTCGTCTTCATGTTTCATGTCATATTCATCTTTAATCTCACAAAATGTTTTATCGCATCCAACACAAACATGTTTACAGTCATATTCACAGTTATCATCTTTCATGTATCACCTAATTTGTTATCAGTATTAAGCAGCAATAAATAATCCACATACATGTTGCTGCCATAATAATAGTCTCAGCTATTACACTTGATCTAATATCCACATAAATATCTTTAAGCTTCCGTGCATGCTTCATCTTCACTTTCCTCGCAGTTACAATATTCATAATCCGTATCAACATGACGGTCGCACTCGTGGCAGTAGTGAATAGACATTATTGTATTCTCCACAGTCTCTCGCCTGTTTGCATGTCAATCACCGAGCACATGCCAAAACCTTCCTGTACTTCTTGGTAAACGTCATCAGAATAGAAGTCTACCCAGTATTGAAGGGATGATTTATATTCGGTAAAGTAGTGAGGATATATTTCAGGTTTGGCAACAATCTCTGCCCAGTCATCAATGGAGCCGTCATCCTTACCCCAAAACATCCACTGCTTGAGATACTCTTTCTTCTCTAATTCTGGTAGTTGGTTAACAGATAAATAGAATGTGCCATCGAGTGGCTTGGCATAATTATTGATTAAATCTTTTACGAATAGTCTGAATAGTCTATCGGTCATACCTTCCTTGGCGTTACCTAAAGCAAAATTATATTGCGAATCATTGCAATACTGGTGTATGGTTCGTTTGAACATGATTGTAGCTCCCAAGTTGCGTTATGTTTTATTCCGCTGAGTGGTAGTTACTAGCTACTACTCAGCACCTCTAAAGATTAACTTTCCTCTATCTGTTTACTTTTACTCTGTACATGTTTGTCTAATACTTCTCTAACATATTCAGCTAGTGTAACTCTTTTCTTGAGTGCAAGAATCTTGAGTGATATAAGAGTTTCCTCTTGTACTTCCGTTCCCACCTTTTTCAACTCTTCTTTACTCATTTACTTTTTCCCTTATGTTTACTTTTTTATATTAGTCTATTTATTACTTAAACTAGATTATGTGTTGCATTGTATAGCTAGCTATACACTATGTCAACACACTTCTTTGAGATTCTATAATCTTTTTAATAGCGTTCCTAATGATCTCTGCCATAGGCAATTGATTATCATAGGATAACTTCTGCAAATCGCTGTACATTTGTTGTGTCATTCTGATGGGTAGCGTTCTTTCTGCTTTGACATTTCCTTTCATGGGTTGCTCTCTTTGTTATAATTGTGGTAACGTGTACCGCGATATTAACAAATTAGCATGAATATATCAATAGAGAGGTGATAAAAATGGCTGTAGGTTTTGGATGGGTTTTTATGGGATTAATTGTTATCGGGTTGTTTTCTATCAGCCCAATACTTGGGATATGTACGCTACTTTTTTGCGGTGGTTGGATAACGAGTTTGGATTAAGAGGTGGCAATGTTAGTGATAGATATTTGTTTATTCATTATGTTTATTTCTTACATAATTATTCCCTTTTATGACTAGCATTGTGGTGACTAGCGAAACTTAATGGTGGTGGTAATATAGGGAAGGTTTAAAAGACATGCGCCCTGGTTGAAACAGAGCGCACAGATTCAAAAATAGGTTCTCCTGAACCCTTGCGCACCTACGATTATACGTTGCCCATGGATCAGGTCAACCCCCAAATGAAAGGAATTCCAATGAGTATGCTTTTAGATTTAGGTTTATTTCTCCGAGAAAACAATTTATTCAGCATTAACAAAAAAACTGGCGAACGAAAGAAGGTAAACATTACGACTGCTATGCGTGGGTTTTTGTTTACTTTAGCTTGCCGCATTGGAAGTGATCCTTATACCTGGGTTAGCCAAGAAACGCTGGCGGATGAATTAGATATTAAAATTCATGCTGTAAAAATATTATGCAAAAAAGCAACTGAGATGGGATTGATAGACATTGATCAGAACGCAAAAGATAAACGAAAGAATCTTTACAAGCCAGCATCTTTTTTAATCAATTATACTCAGAAGCGACGCGAAAACTTATCCACAATTTCTGGTTTCGGGATATTTTGGGAACCAAAAAAGGTATCTAAAAGAATACCTAATAATCCTAGAAAGGTATCTAAAAGAATACCTACTAGGTATTCAAAAGAATACCTAATTTCATCTGAAAAACAAGAAAATAATAATAATTATCAATTAGATACGGAGAAATTGCAAACACCGAAAGGACATACAACTACCATTACAAGCAAACAGCCAGAGCTGGATTTTAAATTTTATCCCAATCCTGAGAACCAAAAGTTAGCGGATCAGATAGGTAACAAGATTGGAAAGACAGGCGTTTATTTAATTAGAAGTTTTATTAATAAAATAATGAAGCCTTACAAGATTACTGATGACCTTGATAAGCGGTTCAAAAAGTTTTTATTAACTGAGTTACCAGCTAAACGTGAAAGTCAAAGATCAGGCCAACCTATGAAAGCTGGCTGTTTTTTAAATTAAAGGAAATATATGTCTAAGAAGAAGCAAATCAAAGTAGATGAAGAAAAAGAAGTTAAACAACCTATTGTATGGATTAAAGGTGCTTTTATTGCCGGACAAAGAGTAATACAAAATACAGTTAGAGATGAAGTATTTTTACTTAAATTATCATCAATAAATACTATCGTTCCACTAAAAGAAGATGATAATACTTGTTTGTTTTATACCTATAAAGATTGTTGTTATTGGAGTGGAATTTCTCCATGGGAATTAAGAAGGGCGATTGATTCTTTCATTTTTCAATCAGAAACACATTGGGAAAGTTATGGATATTAAATTTATGGAGGTCATGGATGACCAGATTAAACCCGATAAACGATCAATCGTATCAACCAGCGAAGACAGGAAACCCGATCAATCCAGAGATAACACTAGGAGAGGAGGTTTGTTTAAGGCTCAAGAGTATTTATTTTAGTCATGTTCATTGGGCTGAATGTGTGAATGAAGTAGCCAATATGTTCACTAAATTGAAAAAGATAGGTCGTATTTATCATCCTGATTTAAAAAATGATGAATTGATTAAATGCTTTAGAAAATGGACAAATGAGGATATAAAAGAAGCATTAACATAAGGCAAGGATGCCATGAAGAAAGATGATATTGATTTTGGCTGGAAGTCAAAGCGATACAGGTTAGGATATTTGAACGCTGTAAAGGAATTATACGGCGATAGCAAAGACAGGGAGTCACACGATGATAGGGCATTGGCAGAGCAAGGTAGCAAAAAAACCCCGAAAGATGGATCGGCCTGAACAAGTATTGCAGATCAAATGCGTCACTTGGTTGAAAAAGCGTGGCTATTCTTGCTACAAAATCCACAATGAGGGGCGACGTACACCTTACATGGCCAAGATTTTACGCGATATGGGGCTTTCTCCTGGTATCCTTGACCTCGCCATACCAATACCTAGAAAAGATTACCACGGGGCTTATATTGAGTTTAAGGATGGGTCTAACGGTACTTTGTCTGATACGCAGAAGTGGTGGTGTGAGGAATTAAAGAAAAATGGTTATTATGTGGCCGTTATTAAGACTTATGAGGAGTTTTTGGAGGCAATGAGTTATTACTTTGATTTGCCGCTTTGACAAGCTTTTGTCAACCTTAAGGCAGCATATTGTCAACCTTAAGGTTATTTTTCTTTATTAATCAACAGTTATAATGTTTCACATGAAACTTGGATAAGGAAATCCATTGTTATGCGATCTAATAAATGCTCTAAATGCAAGGAAGTAAAGGAAACAGAAAGTAAGCGTTATTGTCGTAAATGCCATGCGGCATATGTAAGGGAGTGGAGAAAGAATCATTCTCTGAATGAGGAACAGCGATTCAAAAATAATGTAAGAAGAAAAACAAATATGAGAATACTTAGGGGTAAATTAAAAAAATTACCTTGTCAGGTTTGTGGAACATCAGAAAAAGTAGAAGCCCACCATCACGATTACAATAAAACTTATGATGTAAGATGGCTTTGCTTTACTCATCATAGAGAGCATCACAAAATGGAAAACTTTAAAGCTGGTTAGATTATTTTCCCTCCTTCTTTGGTTTGCTCTCTGTGGTGTTCTTCCATGATGAGGCGACAGATCACACGGCTAGCATTCTCACCATATTTTTGACATAGCCATTTCAGCTCAGCGTCAGTGCGATGCGGTACGTAGATTGAGAATTTTCTTGGTGTCATTGGCTAACCCCTTAAATGAGGTTAGCAGAATGAAGGATGACGGTTGCAAAAAGCGCTAACATCGTTACAAAGAAGGTGGACATAACACCGATTGTCCAGTGGAAGTTGGAAGCGATGGTTGCTTCAATTTTATCAAATCTTCCATCAATCGATGTAAATATTCTTCCTAATTCTAAGTATTTTGCTTCCTGTAATCTTATTCTTACTTCATGGTCAATGTAATTTTCTGTTTTATCTTTCATTTTGTTACCCTCTGCCTCGTTAGGTTATGCCATGATATTATCAAGATAGTAACACCATGTCAACACTTTTAATAAGACATATTGACACAAAATAATACAAAACATACACTGAAATGGATGCAACACGCTGTTATGTCGGACGCATAATAGCTCCTTGAAGATAGTTCCTTTAAATTGGTTAACACATCCATGTTGCCCCTTACCTCATTAGGGGCTTTTTTTATAACGGAATGAAGTACGGAATGAAGTAATGTTAAGTCGTTGCTGTAAAGATAGATTGTTTGTAGAGCAAGGTGGTGAAGGTATCGCTTATTATGTTTGCGAAAAATGTTATCACGCTTGCGATCCTCTTTTGGTAGAATCAAAAGAAATGGATGATAGCAAAGGACAGGATAATCATGACGCCAATGCAGCCGGAGATCAGGCTTAAATTACGTGAATCACTGATTAAGGATGAAGAATATACCAACTTTCCCTATGTTGATGTGGTAGGTAAAATTACCATTGGTGCAGGTTATAACCTAACAGATCGTGGCTTGCCAGATCGTTACTTGCTAGAACTTCTCAATGAGGATATGGACTTTCATTACAAAAAACTCAATGAATGTTATGTCTGGTTTGCTTCCCTCACCGACAATCGCAAAGTTTCACTGCTCAATATGTGCTACAACCTTGGCTGGCGTAAGTTCCTAAGTTTCAACAAAATGCTATCGGCTATTTCAAAGAGAGATTATGAATTGGCCGCAAGGGAAATGTTAGATTCTAGATGGGCGCAACAAGTGGGTGATAGAGCAATCAGGCTTGCTAATCTCATGGAGGAAGGCTAATGACTTGGTTAAATGATTTTATCGAAAATAACCTGGATAAAACAGTGCTCGCTTCCGCCGGCATTTCAGCTGGAAACTTTGGCGCAAAACTCGCTGAAATAATGCAAGATGGCAATATTGATTCCCAAGAATGGGTAGAATTAATCCAGTTTGGGTCGAATGGTTTTGTGATGATTATCTTGTCATTTTTATATGTTTATTTGATGGCAAAGAAATAATGTCTTTTTATTGTGCTAATTGTATGTAACAATAGGTCAATGTTTATACTGTAAGAACTGTAATAATTGTAAGAAAGGATTCTGTTATATATGGCCTATGGCGTACATAAAACCTTGATGGTTCCAAATCGAGGGCCTATGCCAAAACGCTGGCATTATAACCATAATGATGTCACTACCTGGGTATATCTTGATTGCATTATTATGGGGAAAGATAAACATTTAGCAATAAAATGGGTAGATAATCCACGCTTTAAATACGGACATTTAGTGGGGAAAACGAATGGCGGAAGTAGGCAGACCAACGGATTATAGTGAAGAATTGGCAAGAGAGATTTGCCAAAATATCGCATCGTCTAGTAAAGGATTAAAAACTCTTTGTGAAGAAAATCCGCATTTCCCAACTCGTCAAACAATCCATGCATGGCGCATAAATAAGCCAGAATTTTCTTACATGTACATAAATGCAAAGATATCACAAGTAGAAACTTTGGTTGATGAATGTTTAGATATTGCTGATGATTCAACCTATGACACTATCACCAAAACTACTAAAAATGGTGATGAATATGAAGCTCACAATACTGAATGGGCTAATCGCTCAAGGTTACGTATTGATACGCGTAAATGGTTAGCTCAAAAACTCGCACCCAAAATATATGGCGAACCGAAGACAAACATTTCCGCCGATGACAAAAAATCCCTCGTTGAGCAGTTAATCGATAAACTATGATCACACGCCTCAAACAATGGTTATGCCAACACGATTACACCATGGAAACAACCACTGGGCTGGATAATGATTTATATTTTACCTATGGCATTAGACGAGAAATCCCTCTTGCTCATGCAGATAGATGTATTAAATGTAATAAGACAATACCCATTGTGACTAAAACCTATGTGTATTTAGGCTGTCAAGAAAAAATGCCAGATTGATTTTGGATAAACTCTGACCCATAATAAGTAATCTTTAACACTTTAGCTAAAAGGAATTAGCAATGGCTGGCATTACATTTATTCGCAGGGATCAGAATGATGAATCAAACATCGTTCGTATTGTCGCAGAAAACACGCTTGCAGAAGTTGGCACCGCTGATTACCTATTAGGGCAAGCCGCCAATATTGCCGCATTAAACAATGCATCTGATGCAGAACCATTCGATTGGCAAGATAGTGATTTAGCCCTCATCTATGCAAGTGATGGCCATGGCTTCTTCGAAATTTCCGCAGATCGCACAAGCTTTGTTATCTTAACAGGTCTTGTTTCTACCGCTCTTGCTAGTGGTGATATCTTTGTTGGTAATGCTTCCAATATTGCCACAGCCGTTGCGATGTCAGGCGATGCAACGATTTCTAACACTGGCGCTGTAACGATTGCCAATAATGCGATCACAACTGCTAAGATCTTAAATGCAAACGTCACACTTGCAAAGTTAGCAACAGGTATTGCACCAAGTCACGTCATCAAATTCGCAAACCAAGTAACAACCGTTGGTGGTGCAGCGGCTGAAGCATTCACTGTTACGGGTGCGGTTGGCGCAACAGATCGTGCATTTGTTCAGGTGGTTGATAATGGAACTGCCAATGTCACGGCATTACAAGCAGTCGTTACCAACGACACCTTGACTGTTACTTTCAGTGGTAACCCAGGTGCGGACACGATCATCAATTATCAAATTATTCGAGCTGCTTCATAATAGGAGAATTAACCATGAGCGATTTTGACGGCGAAGCAGGTGCGGTTGAGAACGTAAAAGACAAACATTACGTTGCAATGCCTAAATCTTGGGAAGCAAGAAACAACATGGAAATGAACAAAGGTATGGGTTACAACAATATGGCAGATCTCGCCAACACACCTCATCCTGCCACCAAAATGGAAGGGGCTAAGCGTAATACCCAAATTATGGGTAACGGCAGTGGTGACAATGATTACAACTACAACGCGGATCGCGGTAAGTAGTTAGTTCCTGAATAACACTCTTGTATGGTGTCGTCTATGCGAGAGTGTTTTATTTTACATTGGATGTAAATGGTCAGCGAAGAAAAACTAGATACGTTAAGAGACTTTAGAAAGTTTGCTGATAAGTTTCTTATTATACGTACCAAGTCTGGAAGGACAGAGCCTTTCAAGTTCAATCGAGCGCAGGATTATCTGCATAGACGATTGGAGACGCAACGAACTGCAACAGGGAAGGTACGGGCCGTTATCCTTAAGGGCCGACAGCAAGGATGCTCAACTTTAATACAAGGGCGATTTTTCCATAAGGTCGTCACTACCAAGGGAAAGAAGGCGTTTATTTTAACCCATGATAAAGAAGCCACCAAAAATCTCTTCACGATGGCCATTAGATTCAATGAGAATGTGGAACCAGGACTCATCCCAATCCCCGATACTGAGAACGCTAAGGAATTGTATTATCGTGAGTTGGATAGTGGTTATAGTGTGGGTACTGCTGGAAATAAATCTGTGGGCCGCTCGCAAACAATTCAATTATTTCATGGATCAGAAGTTGGTTTCTGGTCATATGCAGAAGACCACGCTAAGGGAATACTGCAAGCAGTTAGTGATGAGCCAGGAACCGAAATAATATTAGAAAGTACAGCCAATGGCATAGGTAATTATTTTCATTCACGCTGGAATAATGCGATGAGTGGTTCTAGTGAATATCAGGCTATCTTTCTACCTTGGTATTGGCAGGATGAATATAAATCCATTGATGATGGTTTTCAGCGTAATGAAGAAGAAGAGTATTTGTTTGGTTTATATAATGCTGATGGTCTGACAAATGGTCATCTTGCATGGCGTAGAAATAAGATTGCGGGACTGAGTAAAGATTATGATGCAGGCTTAGAACAATTCAAACAAGAATATCCGTTCTCAGCGACAGAAGCCTTCCTAAACCCTATCCAAAACGTATTTATCAATGCCAGATTTGTGACAAAAGCGCGTAAAGCTGATATTTCTGGGACGGGCGCACTTATTATTGGCGTTGATGTGGCGATTGGTAATAATGATCGAACTGCTATTATCAGGCGCAAAGGTCGTTTAGCTTATAACCTTGAGAAGTTAGCTAATCATAACACGATGGAGATATGTGGCAGGTTAAAGCGCATTATCTTGGAAGAAAAGCCACACAAAATGTATATTGATTGCATTGGTATTGGTGCAGGTGTAGTTGATCGTATGCAGGAAATGGGCTTTGATATGGTTGAAGGCGTGAATGTGGCACGTAGCGCTAATGATAAGGACAAATTTAAGAATTTACGGGCGGAATTGTGGTCAGACATGCGTGACTGGCTATATCAGGAAATGTCAGTTCAAATACCAGATTCAGATGAATTGCATGGTGAGCTGTGTTCATTGGGGTTTAAATACGATAGTGCTGGCAGGCTGCAAATTGAGAGCAAAGATGATCTGCGTGCTAGAGGCATGAACTCACCAGACGGCGGTGACAGCCTTAGCCTCACATTCCTAAGCGGCATTTACGGCTCACACAATAGTCAGATAGAGGTACCGCAGTTAAACACATACGAAAGAAGTATGTTCCGCTAAATTGGTAAAGTAGTTACAATAGATTAAATTTTGTATTAATGGACTAATACTATGCCACGCAAAGACCCAGAGATTTGCCGTAAGATCAGGGATAGAGTTGATAAGTGGGAGAAATACTGGACTATCAACCGATCTCTCTATTATGAATGGGTTGATTTCATCATGGGTGATCAATGGCGAGAGGATGAGTCTAAGTTATTTGAACGCTATAACAAAATACCGCTGATGATGAATAAGTTAGGCGTTCTGATGAACCATTTATTAGGTGATCAGATACAAAATACACCTAATTTGCAAATTGTACCTGATGAAGATGTACCAGTTGATGCCGCTCATGCAAGATCAGCCCTTATTCGTAACATATCTCTAAATTCAGATGCTAAGACCGTTTATCAGACTGCTTATGGGCAGGCAATTGTAGGTGGCTATGGTGCTTACCGCATTGGTACGGATTATGTTAGCGATGATGGGCCAGATGCGTTCAATCAAGAGATAAAATTCTATGACTTTGAAGACCCCAACAGATGTTACTGGGATATATCAGCCAAGCATAAATGCAAGGTTGATGGCATGTATGCTGGGTTTAAAACGAGACTGTCTCGACGCGCCTTTAGAGATAAGTATGGAAAAGATATTGAATCACAGATTGGCACGACTGCGATTACCGAAGACAGTACAATGGCGTTTGCTGATGATGATTCCATCACTCAAGTTGATGATTACGAACGAGAAGGCAAAAGCATAACGATTAGAAAGTTATCAGATGATTCGGTTGTTAATGACGAAGAGTTTAAGGCTCTTGAAAAGATAGTCATTGATAAGAAAAAGTATATTCTTAAAAATGGTATGCCTGTCACGGTAGTTGAAACACGTAAAGTGGTTAAGTACACCATCAAGCACCGACAGATAGCTGGGGATTTCATTCTTGAAGAAACGGATTTTCCTAGCCAACTATTACCAGTCTTATTCGTTGATCAAAGAAGTTATTACTCGAAACAAGGTCAGCAAATCACACGTTCATTCTTTAAAGATGTAAAAGATGCGCAGCGTTATTTAAATTACCTTGCAACACAAGCGGCTTATATAATGAAGATCAGTCGCTACGATCAATTTATTATGCCGCGTAAATGCGCAGCTAGCCCTGATGCTCAACAACAATGGCGTGATCCATCTGTTGTGAATGGCGCATTGTATTACGATGAAACGCCAAGTGGAGCTAAACCCGAGCAATTAAAACCACCTGAGTTGTCAGCATCATTGGTTCAGCAATATGAGCGTACATTGGTTGATATTCAGTCCGGTACTGGATTGTATAATACGCAATTAGGTGAGATGGGTAATGAGGTATCAGGTACGGCTATTGATAAACGAAATCAACGTGGTAGCAAGAATACGCAAATTCCACGTAATGCGTTAGAGATTGCAGTTGCAACAGGTGGTGAGATTGTAAATGAGATGATCCCATCCGTTTATGATACACAGCGCATGTTGGTATTGCCTACACCAAACTCACAGGAAGAAAAAGTACAGATTAATAAACCATCCGATGAATATGGTTTGAATGTTGAAAATGATATGACAAAAGGGCGATTTAAGATTCGGCTTAAACCTGGCCCATCGTATGAGGGTCAGAAACAAGAAGCCTTGGATTCGATGAAAGATGTATTACAGGCTGATCGTGGTGGTCAAGTATTCCCATTGATTGCAGATTTGTATGTTGAGAATCTTCCATTAGATAATAATCTTGAACTACGTAATCGTTTGCGAACAATGGTGCCACAAGAAATTATCGAGGCAGGTAAGACTGGTAAACCATTGCCACCTAAACCGCCCCAAGAAGATCCAATGATTGCACTGAAGAAACAAGAATTACAAATGAAGGCGCAAAAAGATCAGCAAGAAGCGCAGCAGAAGATGCAGGACTTACAAGTCAAGCAAGCGGAATTACAACGCAAAGCATTAGAGACGCATCAAGATATGTCATTGGCTTGGGAGAAGTTGGAAGCTGAGAAGGAAGAGGCTGCCGCAGAACTACAGCAAGCCTTGTTACGATATCAGGCCGAATCTCAACGCATTGGGGCAGATTTACAGATCAATCACTCGCAAAACTTGATTAAGATGCTAACGCATAGTGGTGAGATTTATCATGAGAAGTCTATGCAAGAAAAGGAACACGCGCATCAAGCTAAACATAAACCAAAACAACAAGGAAGTAATGCATGACTGACGTAAAAAACATTGATTCAATATTGGTACCTCGTGAACAAGCAATGGCTGCTAGTGAAACAATACCTGCTGATCCTGTAGCGATTGATCAAGAAGTTAAAATAGATCATATTGATAAAATAGAGCCAGAAATTGCAGAAAATACGCAAAGTAATGATGAAATCACTGAAAATCAAGAAAATAAACCTGAGATTGAAGCTATAGAGTCAAAACCTGATCAAGAAACAAAGGCAGTAGATTCACCCATTGATGAATATGGTAATCCTGTTGAAAAGCCACGTGTTTATACGGAAGAAGAAGTTAATAAGATGATGCGGGATCGGTTTTCTCGCGGCAAATACGCAGAGCAACCGCAACAAATTCAACAGCAGATCAAGCAAGATGCTAAGGATTTTACCGCAGATCCTAATAGCGAGGAATCTTGGGAGACTCAATTAGAGGCCTTTGTTGAGCGTACGATTGAGAAGCGTCAGGTTAAGCAGTCAGAAACACAATGGCGTGCTAATGAGGCGGCTAAACAAGCAGATTTTGAGTCAAAGTTCACGACTGGTATGAATAAGTATCAGGATTTCCACAAGGTAGTTGAGGGTAAGCCCATCACCAATGACATGTTAATGGCAACACGTTCACTTGATAACCCAGCAGCATTTGTCTATGGGGCTAGTAAGTTACATCCTCAGGAATTGGATCGTATTTCACGCATTGCAGACCCTTACGCACAAGCAGCAGAAGTTGGTCGGTTACATGAACGAATGATAAAGGATAGTAAAGCGGCGAGTAAGGCACCTGTGCCATTGACACCGCCTAAGGGTGATTTACCGAATAAGGCTATTAGTCAGCCATCGCTGGAAGACAGGATTACCTCTTATGCTAAACAAAAACGTAAATAAAGAGTGTTATGATAGTGAATGCTCATTTCATCTAGCGCCTGACGTGTTTAAGCCGCATATACACGTTGTGACTAGCAACGGAAGTTATGTTAAATTTATATTTCCAAAGCCTAAAAGACAGGGAGATAGTCATGGCGATACCAGCAGATAATGTACCAGCAAGAGATATCATTGATGCCAAACAGCAAGGTGAGAAGCGCATTTATGATGTTGCTAACAATGGTGCTTGCGTTCAGAAAGAAGTGAAGATGAATAAGCCTGAGGCTAAATATAGTTGCATCTTTGGGGAGATCTAATCATGAGCAAAGAAATCAAAGATTGCTGTTTTGAAGAAATGCAAAATGACAAGGCTATTGGTCAATCATCCCTATCTGAATATTGGGATGAGCCAATGCGCAATAGTTACGAGAATGGTCGTAAAGGATATAATGACAATGGTTTAGATCAATCTTGGATGAAGGGGAAGTAATTATGCGAATGTCTACACCAGAAGAACAGCTAGATGAAGATATGGGAACAGTTAAGAAAAAAAGAGATGAAATTTCCAGTATGGAAAAGAAAAGATTATGGTTTGGCGGTGGTAAAAAACATTCAGGTATTTTAGGTTTAGGCGTTTCAGATAAAAATTATGACGAAGCAAAAAAAGAGGCTAATGAATATGAAGGTATGGCAAAACAACAGTATCTTTTAGGAAAGCGTCATTCGGAGCATCGGTAATGATAGATAATTACTATAATCAATACAAAGTTGCTTACGAAGATGGCCCGAAAGAAGTTAATACCGTGCGTGGCATGCCAGATGGTAATAAACAGTTTGGTAAGGGTAATAAGATGCCTCAGGAAAATAAGGGATATAGGAAACGGGATTATCCTGCTAATCCTTCGTTGAGTAGGTATGGGGAATCTCGATGAGTTTTGTTGGTCGCGTCTCAAATCCATCAGGTTTAACCATGGAGTCTCAGCGTGGGCCAAATTATAGTGCTGGACGAAAGGAGAAGAAAAGTATGCCGCTTGAGAAAGGTAAGAGTAAAAAAGTTATATCGGCAAATATTTCTGAAATGGTTCACAGTGGCTATCCGCAAAAACAAGCAGTCGCTGCATCTTTAAGTACTGCACGTAAATCTGGTGCAAAGATTCCAAAACATGGCAAAATATCGGATATTAGGCATAAGGATCATCGATAATGAAAAAACAAATGAAGAAAGTAGCAAAGAAAGAAAAGCCAATGGATAAGAAAAAAGTTCATGAAGTATCAGAAAAGAAGATTAAGGATTATGGGAAGAAAAAGAAATGACGCCTAGGCAAGAATGGTTTAAGAAAAGAATTGATGAATGTTTAGAAAGTATATCGAAACTGAAAGAAATCAATGATTGGATTGAATATAAATCTCAGGCGCATGAACTTGCTCGTGAGTTAATGTATGCGGCAACTGAGTGGGATAGATTCTATAGAGATATAGGTAAATAAATGACAGAGTGTCTTCGATGTACAGGCGCTTGCATGAACCCAAACGGAACGTGTAGTTCATATCCTAGTGGTCGTCCAGGTGGGTGTTTCAGCAGCTTTTGCAATTGTGATTGTCATAAAGAGTGGGGGTCAACTGTTCCGCCAGTATGTAATTGTCCATGTAGAATGGTAAGGCAAGAATGGGTGTGGAGTCCTGATTTAACCATTACAAATAATTCATTATGTAAACATTTACGATCAATAAATAGTGGATGTCAGGAGTGTTTGAAAGAGGAGCCAGAGAAAGTGAGTGATAAGAGTCCAGTAGTTAAATGGGAAGATTACCAATATTTGTTGAAAGAAAAGCAGATATTAGAAGGAAGGTTAGAAAAGCTGCAAGATGACCTGGGCGCGGCAGAAGGTTGCATTAGAAACTTAGAAAAAAACATGGATTTTCAAGATCATCAGATAAAAAGAATTGAAGATATGTCGGCGCAATCAAATGACCAATTTTTCCATGATGAATTAGTTCAGCATGAACACAGAATAAAAAATGTAGAAACCATTTTAAACTCTATGGATGGTATTAAAGAGATATGGTCAGCTATCAATGAGATTCGCGGGATGAATCATTATTCTAAAATTCCGCCTAATCCACATTATAAGTGCGAATGCGGTAATGATACTTTTTGGCTAAGAATAACTGAAATTTACTTTTGTTATATGTGTAAATCATGCAGAAAAACCTCTAATAATAAATGCGAAGGGAAAGGAGTTTTGTGGGGATGAAATTAGAAGATCAAGTTTGCTCTATTGAATTGGCAAAGAAGCTAGAAAAACTTGGAGTTAAACAGGAAAGTTTATTTTATTGGCTCAAATGGAAATATAGTCCATTACCAATGAATCTTGGTTATAAAGAGACAATATTAGGTAATAATAATTCATTTTTTATAGATGATTCATATGAATATTTTTCAGCATTCACCGTTGCAGAACTTGGCGACATGCTTCCAGATTATTTTGATAGTGGAAAAAAAGATAATGAGTGGCTTTGTAGGGCACTTTCTCCGATAAGTTCATATATTACCGGAGAAACAGAAGCTAACGTACGCGCAAAAATGTATATTTACTTAATTGAGAATGGATTGATTAATGACCGAAGTTGAACAAATGATTGATGATTGCATGAAGCGTGAGTCAAAGATGAATGACTGGGAGATTGGGTTTATCGATTCAATTCATGGGAAAGGATCCAATCTCACGCAGATGCAGCTAGCTTCCTTAAATAGAATATGGGAAAAGGTTACTTAGTCCACCTTAAAATGGCTCATAAACGGCTCTATTGGCTTACTAAACTTATCTTTGGGTTCTAGCACGATATTCTGAATTTTCTCGTTATCATCAACGTTGACATTTTGTAACATTAGCTCGCCATTCTGGAGCTTTTGATACATTTCATTGAAGTGTTTCTTCTGTTCAGGCGATAGAGTGTTCCACAGAGTCTTGGCTTGGTGAGTGGTCATTTTCACTGGGGCTGTGTGACTGTGTTTGGTCATAACCAATGGAATCCTTTTGCCAGTAATCCTGGCATGATAGTAGTGAATGTTATCATTAATCCTAACATCCAGCGAAGGTCTAATTTAATCTCTTTCATGTCTTCTTGTAGATTTTGAGCAACAGTTTCCATCTTTGTCATGCGTGATTCATAATATAAGTCATATTTGGTGATAGCAATTTGCTCGTCTTTAGTCATGCTTAATAATCTCCTGATGATTGTTTTATGAGTTTTAGTCTTGATATTTGATCTTTAATCTTTTTTAATAGATATTTTGCTGCATCTGAACCATCATAAAACAATTCATTTTCATAGAACGAATCAAGCGTTGTAATATACTCATGTCCATTTGAATTTCTAACTTGTTTATCAATCATATATTTTAAATCATCACCTTGTAATGGATGCTCAACACCAATAAACAGAACATATCCCGACATAATATGAGCATCGCCTTTCATGCACTCAATATAGTATATTCTTTGTCCTATATTGTATTTTGCAATTACTGATTTTTTTTCAATCTGCTGACTTCCTAGAAATGGAAGTATTATTGTTAATTTTTGCAATTTTAATCCTTAAAGACAATATTAGTGATGATTTTGTGTATTTTAAGTCAAGAAAATGATAATTGCCAGAAAATAACTAGCAATTTTGCAACTGCAATTTGCATCTTGCATCTAGGACAAACGTAGGACAAACGTAGGACATTCATAGGACTATTGATTTCATTCATAAATAAGTACATAATTTATTCAAGCGTGTAGTAAGGTGAACCCCGCTTTTCACAGAATGGCGCGTATATAGTCTTTCCGCCGAGGCAAATAAAAAGGTGCTGAGCAATCAGCGTTAATACATTTGTCTTGTCAGGGAAATGACGACGATGCCTAATCAATTTGAAACTACACAATATATTTTAGACGAAACTTTTATACGATTTATTAACTATCTTAACTTTTGTAAGGTAGCTAATCGTAACCTCGAAGGCGATTTCAAAGGCTTAAAGTATGCAACTGGCCAGACAATTAACTATCGTCTGGAAGAAAGATACTTAGGTGGACTAGGCGCAACTGCTACATCTGAAGCTCGTATTCAGGTTGTCAAACCCTTAACCATTGATACTCAGTTCCATACCATGGTTGAGTTCTCTGGTTTTGAATTAACCTTTGATCGTGCCCGTGACCAACCTTATCTCGACATGATGTTAAACCCACGCGCTAAGCGATTGGCTAACATGGTTGAGCAATTTGTCGCACAGCAAAATTTCCAATTAGACACCTATCAAGCCTATGGCACACCAGGTGTTGCGATTGATCAAAACACTGTCTTCCAAACTGATGCTTATATGACTCAGTTAGGTATTCCAGAAGATGGCAATCGATATTGGGCTAATCCACCAGCAGTGTCCGCAACCTTAACTAATGCGCTTTATAATGTGTTCAACATGACGGTGAACCGTGGTGCATTATTAGATGGTTTCATTGGCCACTTATCTGGTTTTGACTTCTTCAAGACTAACTTCTTGATTAGACAAGTCGCTGGTACGCCAGATGCAGCGGTTGCGGGTACTCCTCCAACTGGTTACTTGGCAGCAGGTCAGATTGTAGGCCCAATCAGTGGTGGCAATGTATTAGCGATTGATGGTCTAGATGCTTCAACGACTGCTGGTGCTATCTTGTTCCGTGCAGGCGATATCATCACCATTGATGCCGCATCTGATGTGTTTATGGTTAATCCATTGACCTACGAACCATTACCACAAACCGCTCAATTTGTTGTGACAGCAGATGTCATTTCATTGGGTACTGGTACTGCAACGGTTTATCAAGTTCCTGTCAATCCAACCATTGTGGTTAGTGGCGCAAGACAAAATATCTCTGCTGTTATCCCAGATGATGCGCAGTTATATCGTGCCAATAGTCATAACGTCTCCATCGCGTTCCATAACCAAGCCATTGTGTTTGCAGCGCCTCCTATCAAGGAATTGAAAGGTGGTGTTGAAGCGGTCACTTCCTACAGTGATCTCTACAAAATGGCAATGACCTACTCCTTGGGTGCTGACATTAGAAATTATGTTCAGTTAGATCGTATCGACATCATTGCAGGTGTTGCGATCAATCCAGAGTTTGCGGTTCGCGTATTGTCATAATGATATAGGAAGGGGGTTATCAACCCCCTTTTCTTTATGGAGTGATCAATGGATCAAGCTAAGAAGAAAATTACCAGTATTAATCCACATGAAGGTCAGTTTTTTTATAAAGATAGATGGGTTAATAAAGAACATTTCAGAGCGTTTGTTTACAGTGAAAAAGACAAGCGGTTAGCAAAATCATACAAGGAATTTGAATCTTTGCTGGCAAGTGGTTTGTGGTTTATTGAAAAACCAGAAGCAAAACTTGAAGTAAAGCCTGAAATAAAGATTGCACCTCTTAAGAGGAAGCCAAAGGATGGCAGCGCCGACAGTTAAGCATTTTGTAATTGATGCGTATCAGTTAATCAGTGCAAATAGCCCGACCGTTCCTTTACAAGGGAATGATATGTCAAAGGGCGTGCAGTTCTTGAATGAATTGTTGCTGGACTATAGCTCAAGCTCATTGATGTTGACGATTGCAAAGAAGATCGAATTGATCGCGCAAATTGGTCAACGATTTGTAACCTTTGCAGGCCCTGATTTTGTACCTCCAACGAGTTGGGTTGGAAATCCTGATTATGGAACAACATTACCGACTTATAATGCTGGAAGACTTAGTAATTTAGAAGATGCATGGCTTGAATTAGATGGTGTTACCTATCCATTAATAGATGAAGCCCGTGGCGTATTTTTTGGAAGTTACAAATTTGAACCACAGTTAGGATTACCGCGATTCGCAATTATCACCAATGATTTAGATTATACAACTATGCAGTTATATCCAGCACCGTCTCAGCAATATAACTTATTTATTTATGGCAAGTTTCAGCTTCCATCGCTGACAGAAAACAGCGATATGTCATTAGTGCCTGCTTATTATTATCGATATTTGAAATTCGCCTTAGCGCGTGATTTAGCCTACTACAAAGGTCGATCTGCTGCATGGACAGATAAATTGGAATTAATGTTCCAAGAAGCTAAAGACAATATGGAATCAGTCTCTGCAATGAATCTTGTGATTGATAGTGCGAATGAGAGCTACTTAAACGGTAGTTGGAGACTCAGAGCGGGTGTCTAGGCTGGAAAGACCTAATATTGTTTTTATATTTGTACAAGGATAGGCAAGGATGCCATCACCACAAGACGGACAATTTCAGATAAAACCATGCAATATTGTTGGTGGCTACAATGTCCAACGATTTCGTCAATGGTCGCCTGAAGATGCTGCCAATTGGTTTATGGTGAAAGATGAAAACGCTAAAAAACAATTTGCTATGTATCCTATTCCAGGACGTGCTCATATTAATTCCACTGGCACTAATCAGTTAGTATTCGGTGCTGAACCTCGTGGATTATTTAAGACCATTAAATATGGTTATATTATCGTTGGAAACACCATATATAGGGTTGATGATCAATATAATTTAATCGATATATCTGGAGCAATATTTAATAGTTCTCCTGATGGCAATGTTTTTTTCTGTTTTCTAGTCGTTAGCAATATTGTATTTGCATGCTTTACAGATCAGCAGAAAGTATACATTTATAGAGAGGACACTAATCATTTTTATCTTGTAACAGATCTATTATGCCCTGGTAATGATGGCACTAAGCCTGGTTATATAGCGGCATTTGGTAATCGAATAACAGTATCTGTGTTAGAAAGTTCAGAGTTTGTATTATCAAAGATTAATCTTGGTGGTGATGCATTTGATCCGTTTACATGTTTCACTAACGCAACAACGCCTAAAGTATTTGCACAAGAAGACGGTATTATTCGTCAGATGGGTGTGCTGAACAATACACTTTATATATTCACTGATTATGAAACGGGCGTGTGGTCAAATAATCCTGCTGTGTTCTCAGGATCAACGATGCAACCACCGGTTACTTTTCCATGGAAAAAGAACTCAACTTATAACTGGAATTTTGGTATAGCCAATCCGACATCATTAGATATTAACTTTGGTTATATGGTGTTTTTAGCTAGGAATTATGAAGGATTGTTAACCTTTATGGCTAGTAATGGTGGACAGCCTGAACCTATCAACAACAAAGCTATTAGTACATTATTACAACGATATAGTGACGCACTTGGAAATAATAGTCCATTTCTTGTGCCTAACTCTAATGGATTTCTATATCAATATGAAGATGTTATTTCTTATAGAATGTCAGGTGGTGAATTTGTTAACTATGGCATTTTAGATCAGGAAATGAATGCTAATAGTATCGAGTTTAATTTTGAAACTCAAACCTGGCATCGATGTATTGAAGATAATGGCAATCGTAATCGTATACAATTGCATCTTTATTTTAACAATACGCATCTTGTGACGGTTGTTGGCGACAGTACTGTTTATGATATGTCAGGTCAGTATTACAGTAATGAGATAAGGAATGTTAATCAGCCAGATCCACAAGCCTCTGATGCCTACACTGTATTGCCGTTTAGATATGAACGTATTACACCTATCATATTTGAAGATGATTATGCTGAATTTGAAACAGAATATGTGCAAATAGATTTTGTGTTTGGTGAGAGCTTCATTAATTATTCAGAAGGCCCATTTAGTAATACGACATTTATTATTGATGAATCTGCCGCAACTGATGGCACACCGCAATTTGTCATTGATGAGGTGGCAAGTTCAGGGAGTGATCCAGTCTATGTTATTGCAGAAGAAGGTAACTTCCCAACATTGGCTGATAGTAATATTTATAATGATGAGTTTAATCCTCATATTTCTTTGTATTGGTCAGATGATGGTGGCATATCATTTGAATCTGCTGATAACAGAGAATTTTCTCAAGAAGGTCAGTATAGCTGGCGTATGCGCTGGTATCAGTTAGGGTGCTCACGAAATAGGGTTTATAAGTTGATTGCCGTATCTAAGGTTCCTATTGTTATATTGGGTGCTGTGATGAATGTAAGGAGGGTCAGTGGCGGAGCCAATTAATCCTGTAACACTTGATCAGTTAGACCCTCCTATATTGGAACAAACGCAGTTTGGCTCTGATATGAAGCGATGGTTGAGTAATATTGTGGATGTTCTTAATGCGAACTTAATTGTATTAGCTAATGCACTACAATTTCTGATTCAAGCAAGTGGCTATAATATACCGGGTGGCGCAACATCATTTAGCGTGCCAGTAATAGGATTAACCTCAGCAGGATTTGTTACTGCAAACATAGTGAGTGTTGGTGCTCCAAATGCTAAAATAGTCTCAGTGACACCAGGATTAAATGCCTTTACCATAACCTTTAATATTGACCCGCTTGCATCGGTTATTGTGTATCAGGCATATACGGAAGAACCATAGAGGAGCCTACGGATGGGCATGTTTGACATGGTAACAAGCTTTCTTCACCCAGAGCGTGGTTATAAGAAAGCAGGCGAGCAGGCTGAGAAATACTATCAGCAAGGCCAGAATTATCTCCAACCCTACAATCAGCATGGGCAAGACCAATATGGTCGTTTAAATCAAGCCACAGGCGATCTGATGGATCCTCAGACCTTACAGAACAAGTGGGGTGAAGGATACGAAGAATCCCCCTATGCCAAGCGTCTTGAACAAATGAACTCCCAGCAAGGTCAGGAAGCGGCAAGCTCAATGGGTTTGAATGCATCAAGCGGCGCACTACAAAATGTTCAGCAGGGCGCAGGTGATATTGTCTCCCGTGATAGGCAGCAATATATGAATGATCTCATGCAAAAATACATGACAGGTATTGGTTTGGGTCAGAATCTCTATGGCACAGGAGCAAATGCTGCGGGGAACATGTCAAGCAATGCCATGACTCAAGGTCAGAATATGGCTGGGATTGCTTATGGACAGCAAAATGCACCAGGGCAATTGTTTGGAAACTTGCTAGGTGGTGCTGCTAGTGGCGCTGCAAATTACATGACTGGTGGTGCATATGGCGCTGCTAATCAATACAATCGATAGGGGTTAGATTATGCCGATCACAGCACCCATTCCTATGCCAGATCAACCAGGTGAAGCTCTCGCCAAGGGTTCTGATTGGATGAATAAATTGCTTGCAGCGCCTATTGATCGTCAGCAGACAGCGGCTAATGCTGAGCATCAACGTGCTTTGGCGGCGATGGAAAGATCACCTGAAAAATATGCATTGTTGAGGGCCCAAATTGAAGCGGAACAGGCACTCGCTCATCAGAGAAAAACTGGGGGAGGAGGCATTGGTGGGTTTGGTGCTGGAAGTGCTGGGTTTAAAGACATAAGTAGTGCAAGAAACTACATTATGCAAACTAGAGGAATAGGACAAAAAGAATCTGATGAATTAATCAATAGGGCTATGAATGGAGAAGATGTTGGATTAACACCTATTGAGCTAGCGATGATGGATCAAATTAAAAAAAGAGGTACTACATCTGCATTAATTACTCAAGGGGTAAAAGGTGCTCAAGCAGAAGCAGAAATGCCTATCATTGATAAAGCCATTAGTGAAGGCAGGCAGCCATATGGAAATACTGTCATGGGTTTTTCAATGGCTCAGATAAAAGATACTTTTAATCCTGATGAAAAAGCACAAACTAGAATAGGAAATAATATAGCATCTGACCTATTATCTTTTGATAAGGCCGCTTTACAGGCAAGAATGGCAGGTACTGAGAGTGGTGTTACCATTTTGAATGAGGTAATGGATAAAGCAAAACAGACAATTAATGCAAGATATCCAATGTTAAAGGATAAGGCAAGACAGGTTGCATTAGATAAGGTATCAAAAGTATTAAAAGAAGCATTACATGCTAGACAGTCAATACCAATGACTGCAACTGGTGCCCAAGGCGGACTGCATAAATCGCAAGAAGCCTCATTTGCGCCATCATCTGGACAAAATAATATGGCTAGCTTCTTATTGCCAGATGGAAAAAGAGTAGTTGAAATACCAGCGGAAAATGCTGATGAATTCGCAAGTGAACATCCTGACCATAAAAGATTAAGTGGATAATATGGCTGATATAGATATCGATTATTCTAAATATGGTGGAAGAATAATTCCAGCAAAGGAAGAATCTCCCATTGATTACTCAAAATATGGTGGTTCTGTAAAAGAATATAAATCTCCTCTAAGTGAAAAAGAACAAAATGTAGAAAAATTAAAATCTGCTATGGTTAGCTCACCATCTGGTATGTTAGGCCAAGGTATGAAAGAAATTGCTGGTGGAATGTTAAATAGCTTATATCAAACAGGAAAGTCATTGCCAAATATTGGTAGTCCAATTAGTTCACTAGCAAAAAATATTGTATCTGATAAAGATAAACCCGACCCAATATTTGATCCTTATAAGGCGATGGGAACTGAAGAAAAACCATTTTATACGCCTGGTGGATTTATGCAGTTGATTGGTGAGATGGTGGGGCCAATAAAGTCCATGCCTAAAGCTGGATCATTATCCACGGGTGGAAAAGAACTTATCAAGAAGGTAATTTCCAGCATATCGCCCCAAAAGGCTGCTGGTGACTTGATAGAACATTTAGGCCAAGGATTGCCACATACTCAGGCATCAACTCAGGCTATCACAAATAGCATAAGAAATGCTCATGACTCTCATTTGCAGCAAGCGGTGGCTCATCTTGAGTTTCCACTACAACAAGCTGGACATGAAAAGATCTATGATCATATTGATCCTTTGATTACCACTCAATTAGATAAATCAAAATCATTAATAAATAAAATGGAAGATTTTAATATTGGTGATCTTTTGGGAAAATTTAAAGCAGAACCAACATTGCAAAATGCACATGATTTGCAATCAGAATTAGGTAATATGGTTGGTCATTTAAAGGCTAATCTTAACTTATCTAGTGCTGATAGATTGGAATTAAAAAATATAAGAAAAGTAAGAGAAGAATTAAAAACACATATTAAAGATTTTTTGAAGAAAAGAGATCAAACGTCAAATATACCTTTGTTGAATCAGTACACTAAGGGATCTGAGTTATACGAGAAAAATGTATCTCCCTATTTATCATCTAAGAAATTAAGACAGATAGTTAGAGAAGGCAGAACATCTGTTCGTAATGTAGAAGATTTATTTAAATCACCTTATGATATTGTTGAAAAAATATCAGGTAAGGATAAAACTGGGCCTATTAATAAAATATTGTCTGATCTTCCAGATGAAACAAAAGATAAGATAATGTTTAATATTATTGGAGGTCGATTAAATCAAGGTGATCCAAAGAAAATACTAGAATCTTTAGAGAAAGCTGAACAAAAGGGATATTCTCATTTATTTACTGATAAAACCAAACAGTTGAAAAAAGAAGTAGAGAGTAGAGTTAATAATAAAGGAAGGATTACATCTGTTGGTAAATTCGCTGGTGGTGGATCTGCATTATTAACAGGTGAAGAAATTTTAAGACATCTTATGTCAGGGAATAAGGAATAGAATTATGTTTGTACGCGCACCTAATCCAATATGGTGGATACCAGATCACACAGGCGTCAGCTTGAATGACGAGTATTTCGCATTTTTCAAGACCAATACATTCCCTTATCTGCCACAGGCTGTTTATCAAACTCCAAACGGAACGCCATGGTCTGATCCAATACGATTTCAACCATCAGGCACTCTGCCAAATAATTTGTATTTTGATCCATCATTAACATATCGTATTGAGATCAGACATGGCAATACGCAAGCAGATCAGTTGATATGGTTGATTGAGAACTTTCAATCTGGTGGTGGTGGTTCGTTGATTACACAAGATACATTATTGTTGGCAGAGAATATGCTGACCAATCCACAGTTTGCTGATATTTTCTTTTCTTCACCTCACACATTTACAGCAGCAGGAACCTACGATATTGCCCCAGGTTGGCAACTGACGATGGTAGGATCTGGGTCTGTCGTTGTTACGCAAACATCGCTTCCTGGTACGTCTGGTTTAACAGGCAACCCAACTTACTTTCTCGACTTTGCTAGTAGTGGATCTTGGTCTAGTGTGTATTTGACACAGACGTTTCACAACAATGGTGCAATTTTTAGTGGTGGCGCAATAGCTGCGGCAGTGACGGCAAGATCAACCACTAATCCAACTATCTTTAGTGTGGTATATGTTCCATCCGATAGTGGTACACAAAAAGATATCATATCCAATCAAGTTGTGCCAACGGGTGCATTTATTTCTTATAAGAATGCCGTTGATTTAGTGACATCCACTAACTCAGATCAAGGTGTTTCTAGCTCTGTCGCCATTAGATATGTATTGCCGCCATCTGGTGAGATTGCATTAACTAACCTACAGATTACAGGTCAAAGTACACATTTAACTGATGAGTTCAAACAAGATACAGTTGGTAATTCTCCACTTTATCAAGAGTTAACTTATGAGCGAATAGTTGATCATGAATTTCATGTGTATAGGAATTCTATTATATTAGAGCCTAAAGATAGTATATTGGTAGGATGGAATTTTCCTTTAAACCCATATCAATTTATTACAACAACACGAACCACGGTTTCTAGTGTGACATCTTATGTTGCTGATCAAACTATATTGCATCAAGAGGCTGCATCACAATTAAATACGGGTAAAGCTATTGTTGATTATCGTGGTGGGTTTCAAGTTGGAGCGGTCACTGGTGCAACACAAACTAGATTTGCATTGATTCAATATATTGATCCAAAAACCGCTGTTCCATATTTTGATTATTTCTTATCTTCATTGGTTAAGTGCGCTATTTTAACTACTCATGGTACGCAAGTTAGATTAAAAATTAGATTGATAACTCAATCTGGCTTACCACAGCCAATAACTGCAACCGAACCAATAGCAAGCTGGCCAGCCAATTCTGATCCTATTTTTGTAGGTACATGGCGTGAGATTAAACCTATTAATGATCCAGAATATATTATACAGCCACCATTGACGGATAGTTCAGCAGGGACTCCATTTGGTACAATGTCGTTTAATGGTTTTGATCCTTCTCAATCAGGTGCTTTTAATGATGTATTAGGTATTGTTGTTTACACAATGGATAATCTAAATAGTACATCTGGCAGTGAAGACTCTATTATTTTTGATAAAATATCATTAACACAAAATTATTTTGCTATTGAAACAAATTCAGAAACGTACGATGAATCATTAAGAAAATGTCAGTTTTATTATCAAAAGACATTTGAAGATGGCGTTGTTCCTGCGGATAATACGGGATTAATAGCTGGCGCGTTAGCATATAGAGTTTCAACAGGTGGTACTAATTTAGGTGGGGCTATTTGGTATTATCCATCAGTTTTGCGAGCAGCACCCATTTCTCCTGATGGCGAAATTCTCTCTTATAATGCACTTGGAGGAGGTAGTAATTGGGTAAATTTCACAAGAACCGCAACTTCTGGGCCGGCAGCCCCAGGTGGAACTTCTAGTGAATCATCTTATATAACCAATAATCCTCAAGTTGTTGGGGATTTAGTAACAGATTATATATGTGTTCATTTAACGGCAGATGCAAGATTAGGACTTTCATTTTAAAAGGAATTAGCAATGGCACAAGCAGCGGTCACACCATGGAATGAGAACTATGCTCATACGATGCCGTTCTCAAACACAAATTTAAATGTATTATTATCAGCAAGTACCGCGATTAGTTATACGGTGCCAGGTAATGAAACTCAAACATATAGAGCGAATTTCTCAGTCAGTACCAGTGCGGATGTTTGGGTGAGATTGAATGGCACAGCCCAGGTGCCAACAACCAATACTATTGATCAATCATCCTACCAGGAGCGCATTGGTGTTGATTTTAATCGATATGTCAAAGGTGGGGATACTATAAGCTTCATCTCTACTGGTACGCCACAAGTTGGTGTATCATTATTACAGGTGCAAAGTACGTAATAATAGTATGACCTAAAAGGATTTAGGCATGGTAGCTACCATAAAGTTTTCACAATTTAGTGCAGAAAATCTTAGCAATCATAACCAATATGTTGGGGTAGGAGCAGGTGTTAATTTCATTGGTAATACAGTTGTTACCTGGACAACAATTACCCGACCTTTAACCCCTTATGCTGGATTGATAGGTTATAACTCAACCATTGGCGAATATGAATATTATAACGATACGATTGCTGCTTGGGTTCAGCTAACTTCTACTACCAGCATTGTATTCTGGAATAATGTTACGGCTTCATCAGCGCAAATGGTGGAGACAAATGGTTATGTAGCAAACAATGCTGGTATTGTAACATTAACGTTACCAGTCTTATGTGAGTTTGGTACAACCATTGATGTTGCAGGCTATGGATCTGGCGGATGGACGATTGTATTTAACGCTGGGCAAAATCTTGTGTTTGGAAAGGATGTTGCAACGACTACCACAGGATCTATTTCATCCACTAATCAATATGATCAGGTTGAATTGTTATGTGTTGTATCCAATACCACCTGGGTTGTTAGGAACGTACAAGGGAATTTAACAGTCGTTTAATTTAAAAAGGATTTTAAGATGACAACAAATAACTCCATTAATAATGCCTCACCCAATATAGCCGCTCATAGTGTCATGATCAGTGAAGGAGCGAATAATCAGGTAGGTGTATTATTAGCAACGGGACAAACATTGATTGGTGTAACGGGAAGTGACCCAATTGCTGCCACTTTAACATCAGTACAATGGAATGATGTTGCAGGTACGACTCAAGCCGCAGCAGCTAACCAAGGTTACATTATCTCTAATGTTGGACAAACGACTGTGACATTGCCATCGGTTGCAGCAGAGGGATCTGTTGTGGCTGTGTCTGGTAAAGGTTCTGCTGGCTGGGTATTGGCAGCTAATACTGGTCAAGTTATTCATTTCGGTAATCTAGCATCTAGTACTGCTGGATCACTGACTAGCACGAACCAATGGGACACTGTTTTGGTATTGTGTGTAACGGCAAATACTACCTGGGTTGTTCAAAGCGCGGTTGGTAATTTGACAGTATCATAAGGGATTATTAAATGGCTACAAATAATGTAATAAACTCTCCGAAACCATTTCCTATTGCAGATGGTGGAACTGCGGTTTCGTCAGTCACGACATCGCCAACGGCAACATCTTTTGCAGGATGGGATGCTAATAGAAATATGTCTGCTGATAGTTTCTTATCAGGATATACAACAACTGCTACGGCAGCTGGCACGACAACACTAACAGTCAATGATACTTTCCAACAATTTTTTACTGGCGTTACAACGCAAACTGTTGTGCTACCAGTGACATCAACATTGGTTCTTGGTCAGGCATTTTTTATTGTTAATAATTCATCAGGCGTTGTGACGGTTCAATCATCTGGCGCTAACACAATTCAAGCGATGGCGGCGAATACTACGCTAATGGTGACTTGTATTTTAACCAGCGGAACAAGTGCAGCATCTTGGTATGCACAATATCTATCTCTTTCAGGATCGGGTATTGTAAATAGTGGATTGATTAATCAATTAGCATATTATGCTGCTGCTGGCTCTACTTTATCTGGATTAGCGACAGCGAACAATGGATTATTAACAACTAATAGTAGTGGTGTCCCCTCAATTACTTTGCTTAGTAATTTAGGTATCAATGCAAGTTTAGTTAAAACTGTAAAAACACAAGTCATTACAACCACAAGCACTTACACTCCATCAACCGGTATGCTCTATTGTATTACTGAATTGTGTGGCGGCGGTGGTGGGGGCGGTGGTGCTGGAACTGTTACTGTTTCAAACGCTTTAGGTGGTGGTGGCGCTTATGCAGCATCTTGTCGTAAAACGTATACTGCTGCTGAAATTGGTGCAAATGCTGCTGTTGTAATTGGTGCAGCGGGTGCAGCGGGTGCAGCTGCTTCAGGAAATGGTGGTACTGGTGGTACATCTACATTTACCCCAGCAGGCGCTGGTGCAGTATTAACCGCACCTGGCGGCGGTGGTGGTGGTGGTGGTGTCGGTAATTTAAGCGCTGTTGGTGTGGAAGGTACGCCAGGAGCAAGACCTTCTATTGCGACAGGGGGGGACATTAATGATGCTGGTGCGCCTGGTCATTATGCTTTTGTATTTGGTTTAGTTTCAAGTACTCAGCAAATTTCTGGTGGTGGTGCTAGCGGAAAATATGGTACGGGTGGAACTGAATTATCAGGAAGCACGCAGGTTGGTCAAGCTGCATTAGGTTTTGGTGCTGGTGGTGGTGGTGCAATATCTGGTGGTGTTAATTCAGCCGGTGGTGCAGGAACAGCAGGTGTTTGTATAGTGACAGAATTTTGTAATCAATAAATGGGATAAATAGATATGCTGATGTTACTTTCTGGTTTTCATCTTATCCATATGGTAAACGCTAAAGAATATCAAGCAGTTGATCGATATTAACAATGAAACTAACAGTGCTAAATTCATTTTGTCTCCCATGGAAATGGCTCCAATATAACGCAGTCGGCAGATATTAAGACCTGTCGATTGCTTTTATTTTCAGTAAACAATATCCCACCGTCGTTCTGGTAAAGATCATGCCCATAGCCATGATAGATACGAGTTTTTTGTGAATAGCAGTTAATCTCAGCTGCGTGGCAGGTATTTAAGACAACTAACCAAATCAATCCGTAAATAATTCGCATATATCATCCTTAATGTGTTGCTATATTTCAATAAATGGATAATATACGTCTTTCCTCGAAAATCATATCAATTCCATAATCAATTTTGCTACCCAAGACCGTGGACAGTTTGTTTGTCTGCGGTTATTTTTTCATACCCACGCTGTAATCTTCTTTTGCTGACAGATTCCATCAATTCATTTAGCTCATCCATGGTGGAAAACGTATGGTGTTTGTAGTTTCCTAGGCGCGAGTTTAGACCTCCCCAGACAAGGGTGAGGATGTAGTAGCCAAACATGTCCTTTGTTATGTGAGCTTTGTAGTAGCGGGAAGTTCCTTTGCGCCAGTGGTGGCTATTGGTCAATGTTTGCTGATCTTATTAACTTTTCAATGAAAGAGTCTATTCCTAAAGTAACAAAAAATCCAAGAATAAAGCAGGGTATAAATGAATAATGATCATAATATTTATACCATATAAGCATATTTGCCGTGAAAAAGAATAAAGAAACCTTTAATGTCCATTCATATTTTTTCATCACTCATCCTCAGTGCAATATTTAACAGCTATTAAAATTTCTTTAAATTTCCTTATACAGTCTTCTTCTGTTTTTTCATATATTTTAACATCATTACTGTCTGAGAAGATTACTGATATCTCCCAGCAATCTTTCTCTTTGTTTTCTTTATATAAAACACTCTTTACTGAATGAACAGTGAAAAAACATTGATTGGCTTCGATTATTTTCATCATTTATTCCTTCGGAGGTTCTGGAAGATTGCGCCAATGGGTAACATCGTTAATCTTAATCATTAATCCATTTTCCCAGTCTTTCCAATAACCAGTATTAGTGTAAGATGCTAATATTATTAATTTATCGCTAGAATAACAAAGACATTTCTTAGACCATTCAATATTTCCACTCTCGTTAACAAATTCTGGTAACTTATCTTTAATACTTATCCAGTTCATGTTATTCTCTTTTTCCTTCCTAGTTTTTCTGCACAAAAAATACCATCAAAAACCACGCAGGGCAACTTCTGTTGGTGATACTTCCAGTAATTGTTAACACTGGAAATACTATTGATCAATTATTATACGTATCATTCCATTTTTCTTTTTAAAGTAGATGCAATCCATTGAATCAAATTCTCGTATAAAATTTGGCCTAAAACCCATATTGATTTGATATACTTTTTTTCTATTAGGTACACGCCTAATTCTATAACCAGTGTCAGCCTTAAATAACATAAAGTAATTATATTTATGAATAGATTGCAAACAAAATAAATAATCGTCTACTTTAGCATTTAAGTGGTCTATCACGTTACTATCAAAAGTTACAGAAAATAACGATTTATCTTTATCAAAAATATATTCCATTTGAATCATATTTTAGTTTTCTATTAACTTATCTTGGTTTTGGTTTAGCATAGGAATAACAGGGATTTGATTGGTTAAAGTAGCGTATTGCATTTGTGTTTTTAATCCATTAATAATTGAATCGTGCATTTTCGACAACGCTAAACATTGCTCAACTGTTAACTCTCCATCTTCTAGTTTATTCATAGCTAATGCTAGTTTATCCGATAATTGATTCAAGCTTGGGGTTTTTGACATTTTCTTTTTTCCTTTAATTTTCTTTTTAATTTAATTAAGTTTCTTTTAATATCAATCAACTCTTGTGGTATTTCAATTTCTTTTAAATAAATATACTCTTTTCCTTTCTTATCACCTTTTTGATATGTTTTTAATATTAGTCTTATATAACTATCTCTTAATTCATCTACGGCTTTTTTTGTATATTGTCTTGCTTTTTCATTTCGTATTTTTCTTGTTCTATTTATCCATTCTTTACGCTTTAAAAGTAAACGTTCTTTATTTCTTTCATAATAATTCTTAGTTGTTTCTCTTACTTTTTCTCTGTTTTCAGAAACATATGCTTTATTTATAATTTTTATTTTTTCAGCATTTTTTATTCTGTTTAATTTTGCTAATCTTTTAAAGTGTTCTGGGTTTTTCCTTATTCTTTCTTTTAATCGTTGATATATTAAATCTTTGTTTTTATCTCTATAAATTTTTGATTTCAACTTTATAATATCTGCATTTTCTTTTTCATATTCTCTATGTTTTTGTAATCTTATATCCCTGTTATCGTAATAATCTTTGGTAGTTTTTTGTTTTACGCATTCTTTACAACTTGGTTGATAATATTTTTCCTTTATTTTTCTAAAATACAAATTTTCTTTTTTTAACCATCCATGAATATTGCATTGCCAAATATCCCCGTCATCATTAGGGTCATATATTTTTCTCTCTTTTCTGGGCTTTGGTTTTATATAGCCTTCGTTTTTTCTTTTTGCTCTCCATTTTTGCTTGTATTCGTTAATTTTTTCTCTGTTTTTATTAACGTAATTTCTAGATCTTTCATTATTGCAAATTTTACATTTG